ATGGCGCGGCCCGACCGCCCGACAACTTCCCCCGCCGATTAGGTACGCTCCGGATTCCCGAAAAGGACACGTCCATGTCTGCCGAACGCAATCGGACCGCCGTCTCGACCGCCGACGGACAGGTCCGCCTAACAACGCCGGAAGGCCAGGAGATCGACCTCGCGCCCGAACGGGCCCGTGAGCTCGTCTCCTCGTCCGACCTGCACCGGCGGATTCGCCGGTGCCTGCACCAATTGCCCATCCAGTTCCAAATTTCTGAAAGGAATGAGTCATGAGCAATTCGCTTCTGTCGACTGTGACCAGGGCGGCCCCGTCGCTGCCGTCCCGGCTGGTGCTCTACGCGGCCGAGAAGTTCGGCAAAACGTCGTTTGCGGCCCATGCGCCGGCCCCGGTGTTCCTGATGACCGCCGGAGAAACCGGGCTTTTGTCGCTCATGGAGGCCGGGCGGGTCGGTCCGACCGACCACTTCCCCGACGATTTCAAGTCGTGGGACCAGCTTCAGGAGGCCGTCCGGGCACTCCGCCGCGATCCTCACCAGTTCAAGACGCTGGTGCTCGACACCGCGAACGGAGCCGAGCAACTCTGCCAGAGGCACGTCTGCGACTCGATGTTCAACGGGTCATGGTCGGACTACCAGGACTACGGCAAGGGGGACGTGCAGGCGGCTAAGGAGTGGGGCGCCTTCCTCCGCACGCTGGACGACTTGAGGACCGCCCGAAAGATGGCGGTCGTGTTCCTCCACCACGCTCGGGTCAAGACGTTCGCCAACCCGGCCGGGAAGGACTGGGACCAGTGGCGGCCCGAGTGTATGGAGAAGTGCTGGGCGCTGACCCACAAATGGGCGGACGTTATCCTGTTCGGCGGGTTCAAGGTCAACGTGGTCAAGGACAAGGCCACCGGCGAGACCCGTTACCTGCGAGCCAACGCCTCGGCCGCGATCGTGGCGGGAAACCGGTACGGTCTGCCCGACGAGATCACCGCCCCAGCTGGGGCCGACCACCTCTGGCGGGCCTTCGCCATCGCACTCCAGAAATCTAAGTCGGCCGGCAAGCCGGTTGATCCGCCGAAGGGCAATGAACCGGCCAAGGAACCGCAATCCACCCCGTCTACCGATCAGGCCTCTCCACCCCGCGACCGTGATCCCGGCGAGGACGACGGCAAGGAGGATGAGGATTCCACCCACGACACTGGCGACCCGGTGGGCGGTGTTCCGTTCGGCGGCCGGCTGCCCGACGAGGTTTGCGAAGCCCTGCTGAAAGACGTCCACGCGGCCGGGCTGACGTGGGACCAGGTCGTCACGGAAGGGCTCGGGGTGATCGGCCGGCGGCTTTTGAGGGACGCGCACATTTCGTCGCTCAGTCTCGATGAGGCCGGGCGGGTCCGGACATGGGTCCGGGAGCGGGGAAAGGCGAAGGGTCGGAAGGAGCCGGCGGCGGCCTGACACCACGGAGGGCGCCCATGCTGGACGCGAAAGACCTGGCGCGGGCGACGGTGACCCGCCACGCCCTGGATCGGTGGCGGCAGCGGGTCGGATTGCCGTGCGAGGACCTGGCGGACGTACTGCGGTCGGCCGTGAACCCGCCCGCCCACGTCCGGGCGATCGCCTGGAACTGGCTGACTCGGGGGACTCGCTATTCGCAACGCGCCGCGGCTCTTCGGTGGTGTCCGCTCACGGGCATAGTGTTTTTGCTCAAACGGATGACGGACTACGCGGACGGTTCGCCGTGCTGGGCCGTGGTGACGGTGACGACGCTGGACGTGGTCCGGGAGAATCAGCCGGCATGAACGCCACGGACCAATGGCAGGTTTTCGTCGTCGATCCAGGCGTTGGCCGGGAGCGGGCGATCGACACGGCCGCGACGTTTGAAGAGGCACGGGCGAAGGCGACGGCGGCCAACCGGCGTGAGCTGGAGGCCGAGGGAATGCCGGCGCGGGCCCCGTTCAGGTTCTTTTTCGCGGGGTGCGCCAACGGGCACATGCCGACGCCGGCGTGGCTCAAAGAACTGGAACTTCTGGAGAGGACGCGGGGATGACGGCCAACGGCATCCAGAACGAGCCGGCCGTCCCGATGCCCGGGTTCCCGGACACCTGGGCCAACCGGCACGCGGCGGCCCTGGTCGAGTCGGTCGACGCCCGGCGGAAGGCCGAGGCCGACCCCAAGGACGCGGCCTTGGAGCTGGCCCGGTGGGAGGCCCTGGGCGGCGTGACGGCGATCGAGCAGGCGATGGCGACGGAGATCGTCCTCATGCTCCGCAAGGCCAACCAGCACTCGGCACGGGCACTCCGGCAGGTACTGGCGGACGCCATCCAGGAAGTGCTGACCGGTACGATCGACGGGTTTCGGGACGAGCTGGCGGCAATGGCCGAGGCGATCGCCCGGCTGGACCGGAGGCGGCCCGCGTGAGCCTGCTCGACGAGGCCCGACGACGTCTCGCCGGCGAGACGGACGACCCGTCGCCCGCCGGCGGCGAGCTGGTGCTCAGGCCGCTCTCGGAGTTCCGGGCCCGGCCGGTCCGGTATCTGGTGCCGCGGACGATCCCGGTCGGCAAGGTCACGATGGTCGCTGGGGTGGGCGGCATGGGCAAGAGCACGATCATGCGGCACCTGATCGCCCGCCTCACCAGCGGCCGGGTGGCGTTCGGGCTCGACTATCAGCCGGACAGCCCTTTCGACGTGATGTTGGCATCGGTCGAGGACAGCCCGCAGGACACGATCCTCCCCCACCTGGCGTCGGAGGGAGCCGACCTCGGCCGCGTGCTCATCGTCGACGGGGTCCGCAAGGACGGGTGGAAGCCGGGCGACCGGACGGCCCCGTTCGACCTCCGCGACCTCGACCTAGTCATGGCCCAGTTCGACAAGCGGCCGGCGGTTCGGCTAATGGTCATCGACCCGGTCGGTTCGTTCGTGGCCAGGTCGGGGGCGAACGAGAACAGCTCGGCCGAGGTCCGGGCGCTCCTCGACCCGCTCCACGACTTGGCCGACCGGACTGGCGTGGCGGTCGTCTTGATAGCGCATTTGAACAAGGCGAACAACGTGGCCGCGGTCAACCGGATCGTCGGCACGGCGGCGTTCCGGGACACGTGCCGGGCGGTCTACGTGCTGGGCCACGACCCCGACGACCCGACGCGACGGGTGCTGGCGGTCGCCAAGGAGAACGTGCCGGGCATCGACACGCGGGGGCTGGCGTTCCGGCGGGTCTCCCTCGACCAGGCCGAGGCCGCGGCGGTGCTGGCGACCAGGCAGATGGTCGAGCTGACCGACTTCGAGCGGGCCGAGCTGGCCACCCAGCTCGCCCGGGTCGAACCTGGCGGGCGGGTGGACATCGACGCGGATCAGGCGCTGGGGACGGGGACGGGGAAAAAGATCGCGGCTGGTGTGAGCAAGAGCGAGCGGGAGACGTGCTCGCAGTGGATCGTCCGCCGCCTGGGCACAGTTAATTGCTGGTACGACAGACAGATTGAGGAAGAGGCGGTGATGCAGGGGTTCTCGACCGACACCTACCGCAAGGCCAAGAAGCACGTTCCCGGCCTCCGGTGCCGACCGATCGGCTATCAGGGCCGGTGGCGGGTTGGAATCGGCGACGTGGCGACGATGACTCTTTCTGAGCAAAATTCATCGTCCGAGACTACCGAGACTACCGAGACTGGAGGCCAAAACGGCCCAGTGTCGGCAGAGTCGGTAGTCTCGGACCACGAATTAAACGGCGAGGGGCCGGGCATTTGGCCCGGGTGAGCGATGGCAGGCACTCCCGTCGCCCTTCCCGTCGCCTCCTGGGTGGTCTGGTGCCGCCCGTCGGTGGCCGCCCGGCGGGTCTGGCGGGTGGTGGCGGCCCGGCCGACGGAGTCCGAGGCGTGGCAGGCGGCATACCTGGCGATGGACGGCAACCGGGGCGGCTCCCGCGACTGGTGTGTCCTTCCAACCGGTGAGCGACCATGACAGCGACAGCACCGGTACAGGCGCCTGTTCGTCCGCTCCTGCGGGAGGCACGCGGCCTGGTGTTCTTTCGGATGAGGTCGATCAAGTTCAAGGACGGGACGCAGCGGGCCGGCCAGGTGATCCCGAAGATGCGGGGCGGACCCGACCCGCCGCCCTACGGGGCTGAGGCGTGGAAGCCGGCGGCCGGGAAGTGGCAGCGGGACATGGGCGGGCGGCGGCTGGAGAAGGGTAACGGGTCACTGATCTGGGAGTGGTTGGAATGAGCATCACCTTCGCGGTCCCGCTGCCGACGGACGAGGTCCTGGGTCTACTCGGCCACGCAATGGAGCGGTGGCACAAGCCGCTGCACGAGGCCAAGGTCCGCGTATGCGTTCTGTGGGCGTCCAACGAGGACGGCCCGGCCTTGAAGCAGGGCCACTACAAGGTCCTGGCCCGCGTGAAGGTGCTGTCGCTCAAGGAGCGGGTGCGGTCGCGGATCGAGGGCGATGGCTTCGACGTCGAGTTCTTGATCGACGAGGAGGCCTGGCGCCAGGACCTGGAGGACAACGAGCAGGTCGCCCTGATCGACACGTGTCTCACGCGTCTGGAGCTGGTCGAGAAGCTTATTGAGGGCCTGATGGTCCTCCAGCGGGACGACATCGGCCGTCCCCGGCTGCGGATCGCCAAGTGCGACCTTTACGGGGGAGACGGGTTTTCCAGCGTGATCATCCGCCACGGTGACGCGGCGATCGAGTTCGGGAACGCCCAGCGCATGCACAGCCTGGCCCAGGCCGCGGCGCGGGAGAGCGCGAAGGTGCCGCAATGAAAACGATCAACTTCCCGCGGCGGGCGATGCGCCCGCCGCCCGGCAAAGACGATCTGCCCGAGAAGTGCGCGTGGTGCGGCAATCCGGTCGGCCGGGGCGTGGTGTTCGCCCTCGGCAAGGACCTCGGCAAGGTGGCGATCGTGTGCGGCGACTGCCTGACCCCGCCGAAGCCGGGCGAGCGGCCGGCCGAGCTGACGAGCGAGGAGTGAGCCGTGCCCATGCGTTTGAGCCCAGAACTCGAAGCTCAGGTCCTCCGGCTCGCCGGCGTGGCCCCGGTGCCGCTGGCCGACCTGACCGAGGAACAGTTCCAGGCCGAGGTGATCCGGCTGGCCAAGCGGAACGGTTGGCGGTGTTACCACACACGCGACAGCCGAAAAAGTGCCGCCGGATTCCTCGATTTGGCGATGGTCCACCGCGTGTTCGGGTTCATCATTGCCGAGCTGAAGGTGGGGACGAATCAGCCCAGTGCCGCTCAGGCGGCGTGGGTCGAGGACCTGGAGTGTGCCGGCGTCCGCGTGTTCGTCTGGCGCCCAACTGACTGGACCTCAATCGAAGCAACCCTGACCGGGAGAACCTGATGGCGAAGGAAGTCGTCAACCCACTGCTCGGCCTGAACGGCCAGGTGACCGAGGAGCACGTGACCGAACTGGAGGCGGCGATCGCCGACCGCGAGAAGGAACTGGTCGGCCTGCGCCAACTCCACAAGCTCGGCCTCGCCCTGCTCGGCAAGCTGCCCGAGCGCAAGGCCCGGCAGAAGAAGGCCGAACCGGTGGACATCAACACGAAGCGGAAGCAGGTCGCCCGGTTCCTGTCGGCCGGGATCAAGAACGGCCAGCAGGTCATACACAACTGCGGCGTCAGCCCGACGAAGCTGGCCGAGACGATGGACTGCCCGTGGTTCGCCAAGTCGGATCAGGGCTGGTACCTGACCCCGATCGGCCGCCAGCAGGTGTGATCCGTGCCCGTGAAAGCCCCACTCGCCGAGAACCGCCTGACGCCGGCCGAACGGGCCGAGCTGATCGAATCGGCACGCCGGTTCGCGAGGATGGTCGCCCGTTTCTATCTCGGCCGCGGCCTGTCGTTCGACGACCTGGAGGCCGCGGCGGTGGACGGGCTGTGGAAGGCGTCCCGTCACTGGGACCCGGACCGCGGTTACAAGTTTCTGTCGTATGCCGGCCGCTGGTGCCATCGGAGGGTGCAGCAGGCGATCCGGAAGCAGAAGAGGTTCGGCTTCCGGATGATCCCGGTCGGCGGTCGGGTGCGGATCGTGATCGGCAAGGGCCGCAACGCCGACCCGGACACGCCGGCCCTGTTCGAGCAGGCCAGGGCCGGAACAGATCACCCGATCGAGGCACTGGCCGGCCGGGAAATCTGGGAATCGCTCCTACGGATTCTGACGCCCCGGCTCCGCGACGTCGCGATCCTGCGGTTCCAGGAAAACCTGACGCTCGAAGAAGTCGGCGCCGCCCTGGGCGTCTCTCGGGAACGAATCCGACATCAGGAAAACCATCTCCTGGCCCGGCTCAAGCGCGCCATCGTTCGCGGGGAGGTGAAAGTCGAATGACGACCACGATCCCGAGCTGTGTCCGGCTCCGGGCCCATCGGCTGGCCGCCGCCAACGACAAGCTGGCATTCTGGGCCGTCGGCCAGTTCCTCGGCCTGACCCCGGCCCACGACGACTGGGACGACGCTGTTCAGGAGGCACGTATGGCCATCCTGGACGCCGCTCTCCACTTCGATTCCGATCGTGGCATCCAGTTCAGTACCTACGCCGGACGAACGCTCTATAACCGCCTCGTCCGCTGGCGTGAGATCAACCTTCGCCAGGGCTTCACACGGATCGGCGACAGCATGGCCCGCTCCAGGGGCAAGGTCGTCCCCACGCCATGCCGGGCCAAACTCAGTGACGTCGCCTTTGCTGGCCTGCTGGCCGTCACCGATCCCAAGGCCGCCGCCCTCGACGCCGACGAGCTCCGACGTGCCATGAGCCGGCTGCCGAAGCGCACCCGCGATATCCTGCATTCGAGGTACTGGACCGGGGAGACGCTGGCCGAGACTGGCAAGCGGTTCGGGATCACCAAGTCACGGGTCCGACAAATCGAACAGAAGGGCCTGGACCGACTCCGCGACCTCCTGGGCGAGAGCTGACCCCTACCCGACCGACGACCCCCTCCCCGGCCCCGCGATCGCGGGGCCGGTTCGTTTTAACAACCGTCTATCTGTCGGGGGCTTCGGACCCGTTTGCGGCCGAGATTCTGCGCGCCGCGCGCGCACTGGTGGGGGGGGGGTGTCTATATTTACCCTCTCTCTCTCTCTTACTTAGAAGAAGAGAGATACAGATACACACCCCCCACTCGCCGGCGCTTTCGTGCGCGCGTTTGCTACGCTGCCGCCATGCCACTCAACGAACGCCAGCAGCGTTTCGTCGAGGCGTACCTGGAGGAACCGAACGCCACGCAGGCCGCGATCCGGGCCGGGTACGCCAAAAGACGGCCGTGCACCAGGCGTCCCGGCTGTTGGGGAATGTTGGCATCCGCGCCGCCCTCGACGCCGCTCGGAAGGCCCGGGCCGAGCGGACCGCGGTCACGGCCGATTACGTGATCGTCCGACTCCAGATCGAGGCCGAGCGAGAAGGGGTCAACGCATCGCACTCCGCCCGCGTCCAGGCGCTCCACCTGCTCGGCAAGCACCAGGGACTGTTCGGCGACCAGCCGCCGCCGGTCAGTGTGAACGTCCAGGTCGGCGGCCCGCTGGACCTGTCCAAGCTCTCCGATGACCAGCTCCGCCAGCTCGATGACCTGCTCGACGCCGCGGGCCCGCCTGAGCCCGGAGGAACGACGTCGGGTCAAGGCGGAGCGGGCCCGTCGTAATGCGTACGACTTCGCACGATTCGTCGCTCCGGAAAACTACGTCTGGAATTGGCACCACGGCCTCCTGTACCGCTACCTCGACGGGTTCGCCAAGGGCACGATCAAGAGGCTGATCGTCGAGATGCCGCCGGGCCACGGGAAGAGTGAGGGATGTAGCCGCAACCTGCCGGCGTGGCTGTTCGGTCGGTGGCCCGACTGCCGGGTGATCGCCTGCTCGTACACCCAGGACCTGGCCGCGGAGATGAACCGCGACGTCCAGCGGGTCATGGACTCGGATCGGTACGGGGAAGTGTTCCCCGGCCGCCGGTTGGGGGCCGAGAACATCCGGTCACTGGCCGGCAAGCCGCGGCGTAACTCGGACGTGTTCGACATTCCCAACGCTCGCGGCTTCTACAAGGCCGCCGGCGTCGGGGTCGGGATCGGTGGCCGGCGGTTCGACCGCGGCATCATTGACGACCCGGTGAAGGACCGGGAGGAGGCGCGGAGCCCGACGCACCGGGAGCGGGTCTGGCGGTGGTTCACCTCGACCTTTTACACGCGGCAGGCGAAGGACGCGGGAATTTGCATCACCTCGACTCGCTGGGACGAGGACGACCTGGTCGGCCGGATCAAGCGCAAGGTGGTCGCCGGCGAGATGGAGCCGTGGGAGGTCCTGACCCTCCCGGCCCTGGCTACCGACGTGCGGCATGCCGACGATCCGCGACAGCCAGGCGAGGCGCTCTGGCCGTGGTTCCGGCCGGCGGCCGAGCTGGAGCGGATCAAGACGCTGGAGCCGCGGGACTTCTTCGCACTGCAACAGCAGGACCCGCGAGGCGAGGGTGCGACGGAGTGGGGCCCGGAATGCTTCCCGTCGTCGATCTGGTTCGACGACTGGCCGCACCCGGATTCGATCACCCTGCTGGTGATTGCGCTCGACCCGTCGAAAGGAAAGGATGCCAAGCACGGTGACTACTCGGCCCTGGTCGTGCTGGCCCGCGCAAGGGACGGCACACTGTGGGTCGAGGCCGACCTGGCCCGTCGGCCGACGCCACGGATCGTGGCCGACGGCATCGAATTGGCCCGGCGGGTCCAGGCGGAGACGGGTCATACGCTCGACGGGTTCGGGGTCGAGAGCGACCAGTTCCAGGAGCTGTTGGCCGACGAGTTCGTGCGGCAGACCAAGGACGCCGGTTTCACCCTGCCGATCTTTAAGATGACCACGGGCGGCGTCAACAAGGAAGTGCGAATCCGGCGTCTGTCGAGCGACGTGACGAAGGTCAACATCCGCTACCGGGCGACGCCGGGAACGCGGTTGCTCGTGCGACAAATGGAACAGTTCCCGAACGCCGACCACGACGACGGTCCCGATGCGCTCGAGTACGGCAAGCGCCTCGGCGTCCACCTCTGGAACGGAAGGAAGAGATGAGCGACCGCCGCGAACTACCTGCCATCCCGGACGACGTCCGCAAGCAGCTCGGCGACCAGAAGGCGGCCAACCGCCTGCTCGTCGAGCAGATGCAGTACAAGCGATTGCACCGGCTCAAGGATCGGCAGGAGGCCCTGCTCGACTGGGTGACGCCGTACATCGACCTGATCGACCGGGCCCGCATCGACCCGGCGTTCAGCGGCCCGGCCGGCGTGTGGATGCGGAAGTACGGCAAGAACTACCCCATCTACCAGACCGAGCAGGAGCTGGCCACCTACCGGGCCGCCTCCCGCGTTTTGCTCTCGACCAACGACTACGCGGCCGGCCACCAGGAGGGGCTGACCAGCTATGTGATCGGTTCGGGGTACACCTATCGCGTCACGCCACGGAAGGCCCGCATCGACGAGGAGATCCTCGACGCCCTGGTCGCGGCCTGCCAGTCAGCGATCGACGAGTTCCTGGTCCGAGTCGAGTGGTATGGCGGCTCGGAGCCCGGCCTCGAAGAGGAACTGTTCTGGCGGAGCTGCGAAGATGGCGAGTGGTTTCTGGCTCACTTCGCTCTCGACGACGGCCTGACGGACGTTCGCACGGTCGAGCCCGAGCAGGTGACGCACCCGCCCGGCGGCGACCCGCTGGAGACGTCGTTCGGGATCATCACGCCCAAGGACGACGTACAGAAGAAGCTGGGCATCTACCTGTTCTGGGGCGACACCCCGTCCGACGGCGAGGAATGGGATCCAGAGGAGCTGATCCACTTCAAGCGCAACTGCAAACGCTCGATGAAACGCGGCATGACCGACTACTGCTTTGACGCTTATGATGCGTTCGAGCTGGCCGGCCGGCTCCGCACGAACATGAGCGACGCCGCGGCCCAGCAGGCGGCGATCGTCGGCATCCGCGAGCACGAGTCGGCCGACGCCGACGCGATCCAGGAGTTCGTCGACAACGAGGCCGCGTTCACCGCCCCGGACTCGTTCAACCCGGGCGTACAGCAGCCGAACCGGTACTACCGCCGTGGCCACTGGGAGGACATCCAGAAAGGCCTGAAGTACTCGCCAGGTCCGATCGCCACCAACACGCCGATACATATCGAGGTCCTGCAGGCGTGCTTGCGTGGTGCGTCTCGCCGGTGGCAGTCTCCGGAGTGGCTGATCAGCGGTCTCCACGACACGAGCTCCTTCGCCTCGTCGCTAACCGCCGAGAGCCCGTTCACGCGGCGGGTGATCCGGGCGCAGCGACCGATCCGAGAAGTCCACACGCGGACCATGCTGATTGTGCTGCGGAACAAGTGCGAGGCCGGTACTCTGGTCGCCGCGGAACGAGCCTGGTCATGGGACGAGGTCCGAGCCTTAGTCGAGGTCCAGGCTGAGGCGCCGAGTCCGGTCGTGCGGGACAAGCTCCAGGAGGCCCAGGCCGCGGCGATCGAGATCCCGCTCGGCACCGACAGCCGCCAGCGGTACGTGCAGGGCCAGGGCCGCGACTGGTCCCAGATCGAGCAGGACAACGAGCAGTACATCGAACAGCACGGCGGCACCGGGGCCGTGTTGCCGATCCCCGGCCTGCCGAGCGTGCCGGGCGCCGACAAGCCGACGCCGACTCCGGAGTCCTGACAAAAGGAGTGGATCAATGGAAACCGCAGTCTGGCTACTTTGCGTGTTCGCGGCGTTCGTCGCCGGGACGTTTCTCGGCGTGCAAGTCGTGAAGACCGCCGTGTACGTCATGGAAACGAAGTACTGGCTGAAAGACCAGGACGAGGACGAGGACGAAGATTCCGAGTCGTGGAAGAAGGCTTAACCGTGCGTCGATTCGCCGTCCGGGCCCTGGAGACTGACCAGGACCGGCTGCTCGCCCGGGCGGTCCGGTCGGCCGACGCCGCTGAACGAATCGTCCGCCAAGTGTGGGACGAGCTGATGCGGGTGCTCGTCGCCGGCGGTGCCCCCATGCTCGTCCACGTCCGCATCCGGGCCGTCCTCGAATCGTTCGCCCCCCGGTTGCTCCAGGTCCTGGCCGACGACCTGGCCACGCTCGCCGGCGACGCCCACGATCTGACCGTCGGCACCCTCGCCGATCGGCTCCCCAGTCTCGCCCATGATCGCCTCGCCGAACGCCGGCCGCTCATGGAGGGGATGAGTGAGGGGTTGGCCCTGAAGATCTTCCCGGCCCCGTCGGCGCAGCAAGTGACGGGCATCGTCTTTCAGACCGACTGGGCCCAGCGGCTCGCAACGCTCACCCGGCTGGCGTCGCCCGACCTGCTCGCCGGGATCGTGTCGAGCGGCATGGCCGCCGGCAAGACGGTCCAGGAGATCGCCGAGGACATCCGGCCGGCGGTCCAGGGCGTGCAGTCGTCGGCCCGGCGCGTGGCCCGGACCGAGGGAATGCGGGTCGCCCATGAAGTGCAAATGGAGGCGTACCAGCAGCTCGGCGACCTGGTCAAGGGGTATCAGGTCCATTCGGCGAAGGTGCCGGACACTCGGAAGTGGCACCGCGAACGTGACGGCACCATTTACTACCGCGAGCCCGCAAGCGGCCAGAAGGGCTACTACCAGATGCCGCGGCCGCCGATGGAGGCCGAGGACCCGGCCGAGCGGCCGCCCGGCGCGCCGCGGATCGCCCCGAACTGCCTGTGCTACCTGACGCCGGTACTGGACATTTAGTGGATTCGGGCCGTGATGCGGCCGGCCCCCGGACTGCCGGGGATCACGATATCGGCGACGACGTGCCCCTCTTGCATGCGGACGTTTTCCAGGCGGCCCACTTGCTGGGAATTCTGCATGACCGGTGGCGCCGGTCGTGCCGGTGGTGCCGGCAGTCGCCACGTCTTTACCGAGGGCCAGCGGGCCGAAAGAATAGCCGCATCTGTCTCGTCATCGGTGGCGAGGATTGGCCGGCCAACGTCGTCGACTCGTAAGATGAGCTGCCGATACACTTCGCTCAGCCCAACCCAGCTTTCGACCGGCGACTTGTAAAACTCGTCGCTCACGACTCGCGACGTCGATAGCCAGAATCGCCAGTCCGACCGGTTGCCGGTTCCGCGCACCTCCCGGATCGGTTGCGTGGCCGCGAGTTGGTCGCCGTGCTTCAACCAATCCGCCGCCCGGCATCGCACCTCGTCGACGAAGCCTCGGCGAACCGTACATAGCGGGACGTTCGCTATGGACGGTTCGAAGTGGTGGTGGGGGATGATGAAAAGCCAGCCCGGCGGCCCGTCGTGGTACCATTCCCCGAATTCCCGCTCGCGACGGCGGAGCGGTTCTTTGCGGCAGAGGCCGCCTTCGCGGCAAGGGTAAAACGGTCGGCAGCCGGGGCACTCGACTCTCGCCAACTCGCACTGCACGCGGATGAACTCTGCCCGCTCCGCCTGCCCGTGCTCGTCGAGCCAGTCAGCGTAGATAAGCCGCGGGGCGTCGTCGTCGGGGGCCGCCAGCACGGCGGCGAGTAGGGCCTGGTCGTCGGTCATGCCCGCCATTTTACACGCTCCCCGCGACAGAATCCTCCGCGGTTATGTTCCAATCCCGTCATGGCCACGCCGACCGTCCGCCGTCTGCCCGGGAGCCGCAAGGCCGCATGGGCCAGACACGCCCGGGGCCGTGACCTGGCCGAGCATGTGCCCGGCGAGCAAAAGGCCAAGCTCAAGGTCGATCGTGAGAAGCGCGTCATCTACGGCGTGAAGGTGCTGGGCCGGTTCAGCAAGAACACGCACGACGTCGATGGTGTCGCGGGGACCGAGTACAGCCCGCAGGCCATGCGTCAGGCGTGCGAGCTGTACGAGGGAATGACGGTCCGGTGCGATCACCCGGACAAGAAGAATCCCGGTGCCGGCCGGTCGGTATACGACACGTTCGGCCAGCTTCAGAACTGCCGTGTCGAGGGCGACTGTGTTCGGGCCGACCTGTACTACCTGCCCGAACACGACATGACCGAGAACGTGCTCGCCGACGTGGAGAGCGGACTCGGCGTGTTCGGGCTAAGTCACAACGCACGGGCCGGCCGCGAGTCGATCCGGGACGGCCGCCTGGTGGTCGAGGAGCTGAAGCTGGTCCGGTCGGTCGACCTGGTCGACAAGCCGGCGACCAATCGCAATCTCTGGGAGTCCGAGAACATGGCGACCAAGACCACCCTCCGCGAACTCCTGGAGCACACGCTCGGCGAGCTGAGCGAGAAGCGCAAGCCGTGGGCCCAGCATCTGCTCGAGGACGACGCGCCCTACATGGACGCCGAGGTCGAGGAGCCGCCAGCCGAT